CTATTTAGCAGCAAATAGATTAAGAAAATTATCAGATGAGGAGGTTGCAAAAGCTAAAATGAGTGGTTATTCTGCTATGTTAAGTGCAATTAGTGGTTTTGCATCAGAAAGTAAGGAATTAGCAGTTGCAAATGCAGTAATGAGTACCTATGAAGGTGCAAATGCAGTATTTACAGACAAAACTTTGCCTACTGTAGCTAAATTTCCTATGGCAGCAGCAGTTATTATTAACGGATTAGCAAATGTTAAGAGAATATTGTCTACAGATGTACCAGGTGGTGGTGGTGGTGGTACTGCACCAGCAGATACAGGAACTCCTGCACCTGAAATGCTTAGTGGTCGTTTTACTTTAGGAGGAGGAGAAGAAGCACAACCTGTACAAGCATACGTTGTAACTGATGATATGACTAATAATCAAAATAAGTTAGCTAATATCCGTAGAAGGGCTACTATATAAAAAATCAAATAAATTAATAAAAAATCTATTATATACTATGAAAAAGAAAGGAACTTCAATTATAGAATTAGTAATTTCTGATGAAAACGAAGAATTGACTATAGATGCTATAAGTTTAGTTACAAGTCCTGCAATAGAGCAAGATTTTGTATATTTTGGTAAAGAAAAAAATAATCTTACGTTTGCTAAGATAGATGAAGAGAAAAGAATGTTAGTTTCTCCTGCTTTGATACCAAATAAGCAAATATTTAGATACGACCCAAATACTGATTCTAATTATTATGTATATTTCTCAAAAGATACTGTAAGACAAGCTAGTGAGTTATATTTAAAGCATAATAATCATCATAAAGCTACATATCAACATGAAGATAGAGTTTCAGGAGTTTTAACAGTAGAAAGTTGGGTAAAAGAAGGAGAACAAGACAAATCTAAGCTATATGGCTTTGATTTACCTGATGGTACATGGTTTGTCAAGATGAAAATAGAAAATGATGAAATGTGGGCTAAAATTAAAGAAGGTGAACTTCGTGGTTTAAGTATTGAAGGATATTTTGTCAATAAATTTGAGAAAATGCAAAAGCAACCAACGAATGAAGAGATACTTTCTGCTTTAAATGAAATATTACAAAATCAAACAAACAATAATTAATTCTATTATATAAAAAAAAGACAAATGGATTTAAAACAACAAATATTAGTAGCACTTGGTCTTGACAAGCAAGAAGAAGTGAATTTAGAGTTTCAAGCGAAACTTGAAGATGGTACTATAATAGTTTCTACTGCTGCATCATTAGAAGCAGGAGTGGATGTATCAGTTCTTACAGAAGATGGAACAACTATGTTACTTCCTGTTGGAGAATACAAAACTGAAGGAGAAGATGGTATAGGATTTTCTGTAGAAGTTGAAGGTGTAGTTGCTGAAATTTACGAAACTGAACAAGAAGAAGAAGTAGTAGAAGAAGAAGCATCTGAAGATACTACAAAGGAAGAAATGAACGAAGAAACTACTGAAAAAGTTGAAGAAACTGAAGCAGTAGAATTTGATTCGGTTGCTTTTATGGATGAAGTTAAGTCTGTAGTAGTTGATTTAATGGGTAATGTAAATACAGAAATTGAATCTTTAAAATCTGAGTTAGCAGAACTTAAATCAACAAATGAAGAATTATCTTCAGAAAAAGAAAAATTATCTGCACAAGTAGTAGAGTTATCAAACGAACCTGCTGCAAACCCTGTAGATATTAATAAGTTTAGTGCATTAGGCAAAGAACTTTCAAAGAGTGATATTGCTAAAATGTCTAAAAGAGAAAGAATTTTATATAACATAACTAAATAAATAAAAAAATGGCGTTTACAGTAACATCAAATTATTCAGGTAAAGCATTCGGACAATATATTTCGGCTGCTTTAAAAGAAGCTAAATCTTTAGAAGGTTTAACTGTCTTAGAAAATATTAAATATAAAGAGAACATTAGAAAAATGGCAGGTTCTAGCTTAGTAGCAGATGCAACTTGTGATTTTACTGATGCAGGTACTTTAGCTTTAACAGAAAAAGTATTAACTCCTAAAAACTTACAAATTAACGTAGACTTATGTAAGAAAACTTTACTATCAGGATGGGAAGCAGAAGAAATGAGAGCAGGTGCTTTCAATAGAACTGCACCTACTTTTGACCAGTACGTATTATCTTACTTTGGAGAAATTATTGCAGATGCAGTAGAAGGTTCTATTTGGCAAGGTGCTGATGCTTCAGCAGGTCAATTTGAAGGATTCCAAACTGCTACAACAGGTGCTTTTGCAGTAGATGGTACAGTTGTATCTTCAACGGCTTCAGGTGCTTATACTGCTGCTAACATTATATCTAACCTACAGACATTAGTTGCAGATATACCTGCTAATGTATACGGAAGAGATGATTTAAGAATCTATATGAATATGAAAACTTACAGATTCTACATTTCAGCTATCTCTACATTAGGATATGTTAATGCTTACAACATGCAAGGTGATTACATCCCTGTATTTGAAGGTATCACTATCCAACCATGTCCAGGTATGGCAGATAACGTAATGGTTGCTGCTGAAACTTCTAACTTATTCTTCGGAACTGACCTATTATCAGATAACACTAATATCAAGATGTTAGATATGACTGACCTAGATGGTTCTGACAATCTAAGAGTAGTTGCTAAGTTCTCAGGTGGTGTACAAGTTGGAGTTGGTTCTGACATTGTAAGCCAAGCATAATAACTGATTTAACGGAGAGAGGGGTTACCCTCTTTCCTTAACTTTAAAATTTAATAATATGTCTTGTAATTTAACAAAAGGAAGACAAATAACTTGTAGAGATACAGTAGGTGGTATAAAGGCAATATACTTTGCACAATTTGATGAGGTTGCTTCTTATGTAACTTCTTCAGGCGAACTTACTGATTTTGATTTAGGGGGTTCAGATGATATTTATAAATACAATCTGAAAAGAGGTACTGCTTCTTGTACAGAAACTATCACAGGTTCTAGCGAGAATGGTACAGTATTTTATACTCCATCAGTTGAAATAATGCTACATAAATTAACAAAAGAAGACCAAAATCAAATTAAATTATTAGCTGCACAAAGATTAGTAATCTTTTTAGAATTAAATGAGATTTTAACAACTAATTCGCATAATGTATTATTAGCTTTAGGATTAGAAAATGGAATGGAACTAAATGCAGGTACTAACGCAACTGGTGCTGCTTTTGGAGATATGAACGGTTACACTTGGACTTTTGATGGTATGGAGAGAAACCCAATGGTAACTGTAGCTGACTATACTACTAATCCATTAGACAATACGGCATTTACTTATAATGCTATAGTTGCTTCTTAAACTATTGTTTTCATATTTTTAAAAAGGGCTACTTCGGTAGTCTTTTTTTTTATCAAACAAAAACAACTTTTTTCTATTATATAGTAAGTAAACAATTATGATACACGCAACTTATGGTTCTACTGCTACATTCTACACTACTACGGAGGAGAAACGTATAGATACGGCAGTACCTAAAACACAGATAAGGTATTTATGTAAGTTTACAAATGATATGTCTAAAGGTGTGGTATATGGCTACGGACAAAGTCAATCGGTTAATGATAGATATACTAGCTTTCAAATACTACACAATACGACAGAAGATGTTTATACAGGTGCTATTAATTTTTTACCTAATGGATATTGGACATACGAGATATTTGAAGTATCTTGGCAGGGTGCAAGTGTAGTGTTAGGTTCGGGAACTGCACCGATAAATGAGAATGATATTTTAACACCACCTGCTAACACTAAGGGGGTTGTAAAGGGAAGTGTGGAGAAAGGAAAATTATTAGTATCAGAAGAATCAGGGCAAGAAGAAGTACAATATAATCAACATCCTGAACCAAGTGGTACAAATTACATATACGTTAGTTAATAATAAATAAAAAATTATGGTAATAGAAAATAATAACGAATTATTAAGAGAGCAGTTAGGAAAAGGTACTGTAGAAGTATTTACTACAACTGCACAAACAGGCAAAGATTATTATGCAGTTTATTTTGTTTTAGAAAGTGTAATATCTAGTTTAACTGTAGCAGATTGTACAGGAGAGGATAATCTTGTAACTACAATCCCAGCAGGTACAACTCTTTTTATGAATGTTACGGCTATAACTCTTACGAGTGGATTAGCTATTGGATATGTAGAATAATATGTTATCACTTAGCAATAAATTAAGTTTAACAACTCAACCTGTTTACAAGTTTGTAAATGAATATTCTATTGACTTTGATGGAGTAGATGATAGAATAGTTACTGATGATGCAGATACAGTTGCACAACCTACTACTTATTCTTTTTGGTGTAAGTCAAGTGAAACAGGTAGCAATCCAGGTGTGTTTGGACACGGAGATTATTTTATAGGTGCATTTAAATTTAATGATGGTGGTACTAGTAGACCTAGATTACGTTTAGGAAGTAGTGCTAAAGTTTATTGGGTTGATACTTCTGCACAAGATGATGGCGATTGGCATCATTGGGTAGTTTATGCAGATACAAATGACATAACAAATTCTAAATTATGGGTAGATGGCGTTTTACAGCAGTCAAGTGCAACAGTATCATCAGGAAGTGCTAATGCTTATACTGAACCTTTAATTATAGGTTCAGACAAAAAATCAGGTGGTAATATTTTTGTAGGCAATATAGATGAGTTTGCAGTTTACGATAGAGAACTAACACAAGCTGAGATAACTCGTATGTATAACACCTATTATAGCTCAAATAGAATTGCTAATGGTAATTTCGCACAAGAGGGTGTAGAAGAAGTAACTAATGGAGATTTTAGTCAAATAGGTAGCGAGTTAGTAACTAATGGCGACTTTGCAACAGATAGTGATTGGACTAAATTAAATGGTAGTACAATAAGTGGTGGTGTAGGTAATGTAATAGCTAATGGTTCTTTATCTTCTACAGGTTATAATTGGTCTTTAAATCAAAATGTTGGTATGCTTGTTGGTAAAACATATAAAATAAGTTTTAGAGCAAAACAAACAGGTGGCACAGGTAATTTTCAAGTATCACAAGGTTATTTAGTAGGATTTAACCAAAGTATTACATCTAGCTTTGTTGATTATTCATTTAATATAACTGCTGCAGATTGGAGTAGTAATACAGGTAAAGTAGCTTTAGGTGGTTTAACAGTTGGAGATACATTTGAAGTAGACAACGTATCAGTAAAAGAGGTTGGGCAAGATTGGAGTTTAGATACAGGTTGGTCTATAAATCAAGCAAATAGTGTAGCAGTATCAGATGGTACAAATAATGCAGACATTTTACAACCAGGTTCAGTAGTAGGTAAGTTTTATAAAGCAACTTTTACTATACCTGAAAATAATGCAGGAAGATTAAGTGTATATATTGGGGGTGTATATGTTGGTCATACAGGTACAGGTAATACAGGAAATTTTACATTTTATGGTCAAGCATCAGATACTACATTAATAAGATTTAGAGCTGCTTTAAATTTTGATGGTACACTTACAAACATATCAGTCAAAGAAGTAGGGCAGCATTGGACATTTGGTACAGGGTGGTCTATGGGAGATGGTGTTGCAATTTGTGATGGTAGTCAATCATCAAATTCTAACTTACAACAAAACACAGGAGTACCAACAGTAGGTAAAACTTTTAAAATATCATATAAAGTATCTAACTATACAGCAGGTGCAGCTAATATAGGAATGGGTGGGTATGATTATGCAGGAACAGCTATAACAAGTAATGGACAGTTTACACAAGAACAAACAGTAACAAATGCTTCTTCAAATACTAGCTTTTACGTAACTGCTAGTAGTAATTTTGCAGCAACTATAGATAACATAGTTGTAGAAGAACTAAAGCACGATGCTACAAATTTAATGCTTAATGCAGGAGATTATCAAAGTGCAAACCCATTAACCACTTCTACTAAGAGTATGGAGTTTGATGGTGTAGATGATTATTTAACAGTAGCGGACAATAGCAGCTTAGATTTTGCGGCAGGTTTTTCTGTTAGCTTTTGGGTATATCCTCAAGCAGCAGATGCTAATGACAGAATGGTTTGTAAAGGTGTTACTGGTACAGGAGAATGGATGATTAGTTTTGGTAGTGGACAAGCTATAAGAGTATATACACAAGATGGAGATAGTGTAGTAAAAGATTTTACTTCTACAAATACTTTAACATTAAATGAATGGACTATGGTTACTGTAGTTGTAAATAGAACATCTAATAAACTACAAGTATATAAAAATGGTGGTAATTTAGATGAAAGTTCTGCATCTTGGACAAGTGGATGGTCTAATTCAGCAGCTTTGACTATGGGTGTAAATAGTTCTTTAGCAGGGGATTTTGATGGTAGGATGACTGAAGTAGGAATATGGAATAGAGAATTAACATCATTAGAAGTAGCATCATTATACAATCAAGGTATGCCTACTAATCTACTTGTAAATAGAAACAACTATCAATCAGGTAACCCTACAGTATTTAATACTAAACAAGTTGATTTTGATGGTACAGATGACCAATTAAAAGTTACTAATAATTATGGTAGTTTAACAGGTTCAATTTCTTTTTGGATAAATAGAGATAACAATACAGGATATCAGTATTTATTTGATGCAAGAGGTTCAGGTAGTGGTACAGGTTTTGCTTATTTTGATACAGGAGCTGATAATTTAATCGTTTCAAGTGGTACAAGATATGTAGATGGTGTTGCTGCAACTTCAGTTGCTACAGATGGAAATTGGCATCATGTAATTATTACAGGTGTTACATTAGATGTAGATGAAAGTATAAGATATGGCACAGATTATGGAAATGGACTTGCTTTTGAAGGTAAAATGAGCCAAATAGGTTTATGGAACTCTACACTAACTGCTGATGAAGTATCTTCTTTATACAATCACGGATTACCTATTGACTTATCTACAGACCAAGCAGCTTATGAATCTTCATCTAACTTAGTTGGTTATTGGAGAATGGGTAGTGGTACACTAGATTCTTACCCATTAATAGCAGACCAAACAAATGCTACACTTAGTGCAGAATATGTTGTTAATGGAGATTTTAGTAATGGTACTACAGGTTGGACTGCACCTACACAAGATGGTGCATATCAACAATTAACTGCTGATGGTTTAAAAATGTATGCAGGTACAGCAACAGGTGGCTCTAATTTATTATCTACATCACCAACTTTTAATTTGTCAGGTACAGAAGGTAAAGTCTACAAAGTAGATATAGTATGTTCAGATTTTGTAGCACCTTTAGGTGGTTCTATGTTTATAAGATTAAATGGTGTTTATGATGCATCTAATATAATTAGCTTTGGAGTAGGAACATCAACAATTTATTTTACCGCTTATCAAGATTTTACTTTTATTAAGTTTTTTGCAGGTAGTTTTGAGCAGGGCTTTACTTTAAAAAGCATATCAATAAAAGAAGTAGGTGGCAATCCTGCAATAATGACAAACCAAACATCAAGTGATATTGAGTTAGGCAGCCCTTATGCTAATATAGTAACAAATGGTACTTTTGATACTGATAGTGATTGGAATAAACAAACAGGATGGTCTATAAGTGGTGGTACTGCAAACTATGATGATTCAGTAAGTACATCAAATGTATATATAAGTCAATCTATTTCTTTATCATCAGGTAAAGAATATAAATTAACTTTTGAAGTTAATAATACATCATCTACAGGTCAAATTTTATTTCAAGCATCAGGAGGTGGTGCTGAAAATTTAAACTCATATACACAATATGCTACAGGAACACATACTGTTTATTTTACTTTAGCTTCAAATAGAGATACTTTAAAAATATTCGGAAGAGATGGTTATGGTAATTTTTCAATAGATAATGTAACATTAGCAGAAAATAACACAGGATTACAGGGATATTGGAAAATGGGAGATGGTACTAATGATGAGTACCCTGTTATCTACGACCAAGTAGACCCAACACTAGGTTCTGAAATACTATCACAACCTGTTGATTTACAAACTGATTTTTCTGCTAGTTCAGGAGGTGTAATTGTTGATGCAGATACTTTTACTACTGCAGGTGGTACTTTAGATGGTATAGTAACTTCTACTATTTTAACAATAGGAAAAAGTTATAAACTAATTGTAAGTGGTGATACTACAAGTTCAGGTTTTACTTTAGGAGATTATAGTGGAACAGGAACTGAATATGGTAGTGGTTTTGGAACTCATAATTTTACTGCTAC